GGGGCCTAAAATCTTTCCTTACGCTAATATTCGTAATGGAATGTCTCCATATAATTATGGCATTGATGGAGTAAATGTAAGAGATGCTATTGAGCTTTGTCAAAAAGCATATTGCAATATTGCTATCTTTAGAAACTCTATAGACATGATGTCTGATTTTGCTAACTCTACTTTATATTTGGAGGGTGGTAGCGCAAGATCCAGAACTTTTATTAATGCTTGGTTGAAAAAAATTAAGATTTGGAGTTTAAAAGATCAGTTTTTCCGTGAGTTTTACCGCAGCGGTAACGTTTTTCTTTATACTATTAACGGCAAATTTAATTTAGAAGATTTTACAAAATTAAGAAATGTCGGCTTAATTGGTCAAGTCAATAAGCTTCCTATTCGTTATATTATTCTTAACCCATTTGATATGGCTGCTAAAAGATCCACTTCTTTCGAGAATGGTCTTTATGAGAAAATACTGAGCGAATACGAGCTAGAGCGTCTTCAAAATCCTAAGACAGACGAAGATAAAGAGTTGTTCAACGCTTTATCTGATGAAATGAAGAAAAAGATTAAGCAAGGAGGCTATTACACTGACGGCATGAAAGTCGCGCTTGATCCTTCTAAGTTGCGCTATTCTTTTTATAAAAAACAAGATTACGAACCATTTGCTGTACCATTTGGATTTGGAGTATTAGATGATATAAATTTTAAGATGGAAATGAAAAAGATTGATCAGTCAATCTGCAGAACCATCGAAAACGTTGTGCTGTTAATCACAATGGGAACAACCCCCGATAAAGGAGGCGTTAACCCTCGCAATATTAGCGCTATGCAAACTTTGTTCCAAAATCAAAGCGTTGGTAGAGTTTTAGTTAGTGATTACACAACAAAAGCTGAATTTATTATTCCTGACCTTAAAAAGGTTATTGGCCCTGAAAAATATGAAGTTGTAAATCAAGACATTAAAGAAGGTTTACAAAATATTATTTTAAATCAAGAAAAGTTTGCTAGCACAGAAATCAAAGCTCAAATGTTTTTGCAACGCTTAAATGAGGCTAGGGATGCTTTTCTTAATGATTTCTTGCAGCCAGAAATCAAGCAATTATGCAGAGATTTTGGTTTTAGAGATATTCCTACTGCTAAGTTTGAAACTATAGACCTTAAGGATTCTGCTCAAGTGCAGCGTGTTATTACTCGTATGATGGAACTTGGCATTCTTCCTCCAGAAGAAGGTATAAAGGTTATTGAAACTGGAGTATTTCCTAAAGAAGCTGAACTGCGTAAAGCTCAAGAACGTTTTATTGAAGATCGTAAAAAAGGATTTTATAACCCTATTGTTGGAGGGATTCCATTTTACGAAGGTCAAGAAGAAGTTGAAGTCTCTCAAAACGCTACTCCTAAAACAGCAGGTAGACCTTTAGGAGCTAAATCATTCGCTAAAGAACAATATACTGTTGATGGTATTAAAGGCATCGTCGATGAAACAAATCGGCTTTATACCTACATGGTCGCAGAAGCTAAAAGCGCTTTCAAAAAGAAAAGATTAAACAAAGACCAAAAAGATATTTTAGCTCGTATTTGCGAGAGTATTATTGTTTCTACAGAGCAAAATCAATGGAGGCAAAAAGCAAAAGCTTGTTTAGAAGATAATAGCTTAATGTTGCAATTAGATACTTTAAAAGAAGTATCTGAAATAAGCGCTAACCACCTTTTAGATGATTATGCTGCTGCCATTTTGTATCACAGTAATAAAAATTCTAAATTACAATAAAAAAGTGTAATAAGTATAGATGGATCAATCCAAATTTAAATATACTACAAGTTTTAATTTTAGCATTTATGCTACTACAGATCTTGAAAATGATCTTAGCATAAGTCGTGCTTCATTAAATAACTTACAACCATTGATTCCAAAATCAGTAGATTTAGATAAAAATATTGATTTAGTGGGTGTAGCGTTTAACGCAGCAGTGGTAAATAAGTTTAATAAAAATGGCGATGGTATTGATTCCGAAACTGCAGCTGAAATTTTAAAATACTTTGTCTACAAACCTACTAATATTGAGCATAAAAAAGAAAAAGTAGTAGGACATATTGTTAATGCAGGTTTCACAGATATAGAAACTAATAATGTTATTACTTCTAAAGAAGCTGTTTCAAGAAAAGATCCTTATTACATTTCTTTAGCTGCGGTTGTATACAAAACTGTTAATCCTGATTTTGCAAACGCTTTGTTGCAAGCAGGAGATAAAGATAGTGAAGTTTATAATAAGATTTCTGCGAGTTGGGAATTGGGATTCAATGATTATCATATCGCTGTTGGATCTACTAACTTAGATGAAGCAAGAATCATAACCGATCCAAATGAAGTTGAAGATATGAAAAAATATCTAAAAAGCTTTGGTGGGTCCGGTAAATTAAGTAACGGTGACCCTGTTTACAGATTGGTCATCGGAGAAGTTTTTCCGTTAGGCATTGGGTTTACGTCTAATCCTGCTGCTGATGTCCAAGGTGTTTTCATTGAGAAAAATAACACTATAACACTAAAAGACTCCGGCGACAGTTCAGAGGTTGAAGAAAAGCCAATAATTTCTAGCGAAAATAGCATAAAAATTTCACAAAAGAGTGAAAATAATGTAAAAACAGATAATAATAAAGATATCATGGATATTCAAGAAATCATTACAGAGTTCGGGAAGATTCTTGATAGCAAGCTTTCTGAAAAAGCTGAATTCTCGCAAGAGGCTGTTGCTAGCATCTCTAGCTTTGTCGCTGACAAAATTAGAGAAAAGGATATCGAGTTCCAACAGGAGCGCGAAGCCTTAGAGCAGCAGAAGATTCAAGCCGCTGAAGATGCTGAAAAAGCAAAAGCTTCTATCGTTGAATTGGAAGAGAACCTTAAAGTAGCTCAAGACAGAATTTCTGATCTTGAGTCTTCTATCGCTGCACAGCAAGCAGAAGAACTTTTCAATAGCAGAATGGAATCTATCGACGAAGGATTCGATCTTTCTGATAGTGACCGCGCTATTATTGCAAAAGAAGTTCAGGCACTGGATAGCGCTGAAGCATCCTTCGAAGCTTATCAGGAGAAACTCAATTCTTTACTTCATCATAAGAGCAAAGCTTTTAAGTTGGAGCAGGAACAAGAGCTCTCTAAGAGAGTGGAACAGGAAGTTGAAAAACGTATTGCTTCTATCGCAACCCCAGAAGAAACGGCTACTCCTGAAAAGGCAGTAGAAGAAGTTACAGCTTCCGAAACAGATGTAGAGGAAGTTTTGGACAGAGCAGAAGCTTCAGAGGAGGCCCCCGTTAATAATAATGGCGCTACTTCTCAGGAAGAATCTCTTCTTGCTAAGTTCAGCAAAGCTTTTAACAAAGAAAACATTCAAATCAAATACTAAAATACTATGGCACTTAGATTATTACCCTTCAGACAATATTCTGACAATGATGTAGTCAATTTGTTTGCTAATCAAACAGTTGACGCTACGCCTAGCACTAACGGAAACGGTAGTGCTGGAGTGATGGTCAAGGTATTGAGCGGCAATCTCAACAAAGATGTTATCGATTTAATCGATAGCTCCTATCTCGGAAAGACTGACTACCCCTTCTTGGGCGCAGATAAGTACCCTACCGTTGCTTTGAGAGCTACAGCTGCCACCAAGGACGCTCCTGTCCTCGGTGTTACCTTGAGACAAACAGTTGAAACCGACGAAAACGGCGAAAAACTTATCTACAACCCTATTAAGCGCGATGAGCTTCAGGCTGTTTTAAGTGGTCAGGCCGTTCCTGTCGCAACCAAAGGTTTATTTACCTTTGACGAAAACGCTTATGAGAAAGACTCCAACTTTGCTCCCGGCAATCTTGCTGTCATCTCTGCAAATGCAGGTAAACTCTCTGGTGTTGCTTGGGCAAGCACCTCAGGTGAAACCGTTGTTGGAACCATTTTGGGAACTGGTAACAGAACTTCTCAGCTTGGTGTGGCCGATCAATTCGCAGGAACTGGCACAGCGCAGTATGCTTTAGTTCAGTTGGATTGCTCTCTCAGCAGCACTTACACTGCTTAATAGAAAGGATTTATAGAAAATGAACATTACTCTTAAAAGAACCGACGAACAAGTTGAATTAATTAAGGCTATGGCTTCACGCAACAGAGATGTTGCTTACGCCGCACAGGTTGCCTTAGCTGAATTCATCGGTCCTGTTTTGGCAGAGGTTATCAACAATGCGCCTACGATTAGTAACTTGTTTACTTCTCTCCAGTTCAATGCTGATGACAACCCTTCCATTCCTTTGGACCTTTATCACGACATTTTTGACGAGGATTATATCAAAGTTTACAGCCAGTCCGTGGCTGGTGGTCTTCCTACCAACTATGTGCAGCCTACTGCTGCTGAGTTGAAGTTTACCACCTATCACTTGGATTCAGCTGTTTCTTTTGATCGTAAGTACGCTTCTCGTTCCCGTTTAGATGTTGTTGGCAAGACTTTCACCCGTGTTGCACAGGAAGTCTTATTGAAGCAGGAAAGAACATCTGCAAATCTTCTTTTTACTGCTGCTGCTAACGCTTCTACTGGAACTAGCGGTGTTCCTGAAACTAATCGTCATATCTTCCGTACAGCTCAGGCGAACAGATTCCTCTTAGAGGATTTAAACAAGTTGTTCACCAAAGCGAAGAGAATCAATGCTTCCTTTGTTGGAGGTACTCCTACCGGCGCTCGCCGTGGGATTACTGATCTCTTGGTTTCCCCTGAAGTTGTCGAGCAAATTCGTGCATTAGCTTATAACCCTGTTAACACAGTTGCTCCTAATGGTGATGCCGTTGGAGCTAGCTCTAACCCTATCTCTTTAACTGACAATGTTAGAGCTCAGATCTTCTCTCAGAGTGGATTAACTGAGTTCTACGGTGTTTCCATCATGGAAGTTCTTGAGATGGGTGTTGGCAAGCGTTTCAACACTGTGTTTGACACTGTTGCTGGTACAACTTCTTACGCTGCTCACACTGGCGGTTCTGCTGGTGCCTTTAATGGTGCTTCAGAAGAAATCATCATTGGTCTTGATCGCAGCCGTGACGCCTTAGTTCGCGCCATTGCTGTTGATTCTGACACTGGTTCTGAGTTTAACTTAGTCGCAGATGATCAGTTCTCCTCTCGTCAGCAGAGAATCGGTTACTATGGATCTCTTGAAGAAGGCCGTATGGTCCTCGACAACAGAGCTTTAGTTGGCTTGATTATGTAATCTGTTTTTCAGAGGCTTGTTTTGCGCCGTCCCTTCGGGGGCGGCGCTTTTTA